CGCTCTCCCCACCGACTGCGGTGCTGCCCTGCTGGGCACCCGCACGCTGTTCCAATCCTGGGCGCAGCACGACGGCTACGTCTACTGGGGCGACTACTACCCGTCCCAGGACGAGGCCGAGGCTGCCGCCGCCGAGCTGCTGCGGACAGTAAAAGACCCTGGGCGGGAGACGACCCAGGGTCAGGTTGCTTAGGAGGACTGTCCATGCGACGGCACCGCTTGCCGCAACACTACGGTATCATCGTCTCCGCGACCGGGTCCTGTCTAGCTTCGGTGATAGCCGAAAGGAAAAGTCAGGTCGGCCCCCGGTCGCCATCACTCCTGCTACAATCACCCTCGCCAAGGCTTTCCAATGACCGCCAGGCTGAACTGGCATTGGGAAACTGACACCCTTGGCAGCGGTTCACGGGCTGTCGAAACCCGGGGGACCGCAGCATTGAACGACAAAAGCCCAGACCAGGGTGCGGACAAGTCCGCCCTCTCCGTTCCGGGCTTTGTCGATTCCGAGCCCACCTGGCGCACCGGGTAGACCCGGACATTCTACCCCTTGCTGGCGGTCACCGCAGCATCCCGGTTGTAGCGGCCAGTGACCCGGTAGCTGCGCTCGCAGGGCAGCAGCATCGCATCGAACACCAGCTGCCCGATCTTCAGCCCCGGCCACAGTGGCAGGTCATTCCACTGCGTCGCGTTCTTCAGCTCCAAGGTGAGCTTGCTGCCGTGCCAGCCTGGGTCGCAGTACCCGGCCAGCATGTGCTGGTAGCCCTCGCGGCCTCGGCTGCTCTTGAGCTTGAATTGCGCCGCCACGTTGTCGGGCAGGTTGAACGTCTCCTGCGTCTCGGCCAGGCAGAATTCGCCCGGCGTCAGCCAGTACGGGCTGTCTTCGGTGGCGTGGCTGATGTCGATGGTGCGGAACCCGGTCCGCTCCTCAAGGATGATGGTCGAGCCGAGCGTGACGTCGTAGCTGGCGGGGTTCAGCTGCTCCTCGCGGTACGGGTTGATCAGCGGCAGTTCATCGGTCGTCAGGCACAGCTCGCGGATGCGGAAGTCAGGCAGTCTCATGGCTCAGAATGTGTAATCGATACCGCTCCTGCAGCGCCTCCTGGCTGACGCCAGCCATCGCCGCTGCATCGGGCAGGCTGATTCTACCGGAGTCGAGCAGCGGGAACACATGATGCCGGATGCGGAGCCACATCCGGGCGGATTCCGAGATGCAGCTCAGCGGTTCACTCGGAGCCGGTGGGAGGCTGGTCATTGTTGCGGGGTGTCATCAGGGCAAACATGCTGCCTGTATACAGCAGCGCCAGGTCCATGAACTTCGCACGGACCCGTTCATCGTAGAACGACAGCCAGCCAGCGATGGCGACCATCAGAGTCAGCACCGCCGCCAGGATGCGGAAGCGCTCGCGGCTAGAGTTCATCCTTGCCGGTGCGGGTCATGCGCGCCAATCGACGCGCACGCTCGCCGACCTGCACAGCCCACCGGCTGTTCAGCATCTCGTCCGCTGCGCGATTCCAGGCCCCCGCCTGGAACGCCGCCAGCGTCTTGCGGAACTGAAGCAGACCATCGACGCCCAGGTTGAATCCCATATCGATGAGTACGCGCTTCCGTATCGGGTCCAGCTGGTCGAACCACGGCAGTTCCGCCTTCAGTGCAGCGGTTACCGCCAAGACGTCGTTCTCCAGCAGCGTGACCGCTTCTTCTGGCGTGATGCCCTTGTCGTCGAGATTGCGGCCCACCCCGATGGTGAGCTTGCCTGCCGTGCATCGGTACGGCTTCAGGCGCACGCCTTCATGGAGCGCCAGCTGTTTGATCAGCTGCGGTTCGATGGTCATTCCTTGGCGCGGGCTCCGACGATTCCGGCCAGGACTTCGAGCACCCGATAGGCGCGCGCAACGATGGCGTCATCCTTCGGCGTCGGCGTCAGATTGACGATGATCAGCGCCGCAGCGTGGAGGTAAAGCGCAGCGGTGAAGATGTCGTCTCGGTGTTGCAGTAGGCTCAGCATTTCATCTCCTCTGAGACGCCCAGATTCTAACGATCAGGGTGCCCGCTGTCACTGTTCCCAGTCAGTAATCCCAGACCCGTCGCGGCCCCAGATCCAGATGCGTGAACCCGCGCCCGGAGCTCTGGCCACGACCGACGCCGCCGGGCCAGTTCGCTTCACACCAGCGCTCGAACTCGCGCGCGTCGAACTCCAGCGTATAGACGTCCGCTGCGCCGCCGGTCAGGTGCTGGCTGTTGCTGACACCGCCGACGCGCCGGTTCGTCTCCGGGTCGCGGTACCAGCTGGTGACGCCGAGCGGGCCGAACCTCTCGCGCAGCTTGTCGAGTTCCCTCGCCAGACGGCAGATGTTCTGTCTCACCGTGGCATCGGCGCGGTCGCGGCGGTACGGGTCCCACTGGAACGCTTCGCCGACGGTGAACCACCGGCTGACCTTGCTGCTCCAGTCGTTCCAGTTGGTGACGGTCGGCGCGTCGGGCAGCGCGACCGGAGTGCGATAGATGCGGACCCAATTCGCCTTGTCTTCAAGCATCGACGCGGGCATTCGCGCCTGCAGTTCCTCAATGGCGGCCCGGTGCTTCGGGTTCGTGTCGTCGTAGTAGCGGAAGAAGTCGCGCAGCTGGATCGTCATCGGATCGGCTTCATCTCCAGGTCACGGACGCGGTTCTCAAGCGTCAGGATTCTTTCCTGGCTGTCCTTCACCAGGTCGAGCAGCCGGGCCTGCTGTGCCTTTATGTCGCTGACGCTGGTCTGCAATGACCACAGCAGCCCCGCAATGCTGAGCGTCGACATCGCAATGATCATCGGCACCGACTCGGCCAGCACCCGTTCGAGGCTCATTTGTCGGCGATCCACCACAGCAGCTCAACCTTGTGACACGTCAATTTTAGCGGAGCCTGTAGTACCTAATGGGACCACCGTAATAACTGCGGTATTCAGACGGTGATGCGACCCACGAGAATGATGCCCGACTGCTGCTGTTGCTGATGATGCTGTTGCCGCCGGACGTCACGATGCCGATGTGCGCCGGACCTGCGGAGTCGTTGAAGATTGCAATCGCGCCGGGCTCCGGTGCGGTCAGCGGGATGGCGCTGCGCTTCAGCGCCGCCTCGGCGACCGGCACGCTGTTCGCGTTGCCCCACGGCACGCTCAGCCCGGCGTTGCGCATCACCTTGTTCACGGCCCAGACGCACGCCTGATTGCCGCCATCGGGGCCGCCCCTGGTGCTCATCCCCCGAGAGCTGTCGGCAGCCCGCGCCAGGATGCCGCCCTTGCCGCTGGCGTTGTCGTTGGCACCGCGCCCGCTGGTCCAGCTGCTGTTGTCGTCGCCCTTGGTACCGCAGGCGACGCTGGTGCGGTAGCCCTGGCTGTCGAGCGTATGGGTGACCGTCTTCAGGTACCATTCGCCATCGACCAGCTTGCGGAATCCTTCGAGCTTGATCATCCCTTCGGCGGTGATTTCCGGCGTGCCCAGCATTGAGAACGTGATGGACACCTCGCCCGATTGCAACGTCTGCAGCCGTGACTGCGCCGCCTTCTGGGCCTCGGCCTGGTCCTTGTACAGTTCCTTCTCCTCGTAGGTCTGCAGGTTCCCGCTGGTGGACCCGACGCGGACGACCTTTTCCTTCTTCGTCGGCTTGTCGAGGTAGCGCGCACGCACGGCGCTGTAGGCCCCGCGATTCTTCAGCGTGGCGCGCCATTCCAGGGTGTCGCGCCCCTGCACGACGGGCACCGCCGCCGGGGTGCTGCTGCCATTGGCGGGGATGTTGCTCGCCCTCTCCGTGATCCACAGCACCTTGTCGACCGGCTTCGCGGTCAGCTTCAGCTTCTTCGCCAGCCGCGTCAGGAATGCGATATCCGACTCGGCGGTCTGGTCTTCGTGCTTGATCTGTCGGCTGCCCAGGCCGGAACTGATCCGCAGCTGCAGCCCGTTCCGCTGCGCGATGGTCTGCGCCACCTGCTGCAACGTGGTGTTGTGCCAGCTCTGGGTCCGCTGCTCCTTCATCGTCGGCGCGGTCTCCAGCGCCGTCGCTCGCACGGTCATCGACCTGGGGCCGTTGCTCAGGTCGACTTCATCGACGGCGAACGTCCCCATGTAGGCGGGCTTCTTGCCGCCTTCGTCGTAGCCCAGGTACACCTTCAGCCACGCACCGGAGCGGGGGACTTCAAGCAGCTGGTCACGGTCATCGACGGCCAGCTCCAGCCGGTCGCTGGTCTGGCCCGCTTCGTCGGTGATGCGGATGCTAATCAGCCGGTCGGCCAGCTGGCGGGTGATGTCTGCGCCGTCGGCCTCGATGCGGAACGCAGGCTTCATTCAGACCAGATCCTCAGCACGGTGCGGGTCGTGGGTTCGGGCAGGTCCGGCAGGTCGATGACCACGCCCTCGGGCAGGATGGGCAGCAGGTCCGCCAGGCCCGGGTTCGCCCGCAGCACCGGCTCGACCGTCTGCTCAGTGCGCCCGTAGTAGTCCCAACAGATCGCGTCGATTTCATCGAACTGGCGCGTGACGTAGATCGCCATCAGTTGCCGCCTCCGGTGAGCTGCGTGCGGACCTGGCCGGTGATGAACGGGTCACGGTCCAGCAGGCCGGTCAGCGTCGCCGCTGAGTTCACCAGCGACTGCAGTGTCGGGGCTGCTGCGGCCCCCGCGATGGACTGCACCACCGGGCCGACGCCGGGGCCGAGCCCGGCCAGCTGCTCCAGGCCGATGGCCACCGCCTCGGGGCCGCGCCCCTGCGCGAACGCCTGGCCCATCGCCACAGCGCTGAGGCCCACCTGTGCCCATTCCGATGACGCCGCCCCGGCCAGCCCGAACGCGCCCATCACCGCGCCCACGTAGTCCTGATTCACCGCCGCCTGGGCGATGCCCATCAGCTGCCCGAAGCTGAAGCCCGAGCCCACCGCCTGCGGCGCGAAGTCGTAATTGTTCACGGTGTCGAGCAGCTTCTGGGCTGAGTTCGGGTCGAACGCCAGCGCCGGGTTCAGGCTTACCGGGGCGACGCCGTTGTAGTCGCCGAAGCTGGACCGGGTGCTGGTCGGTGCGGCCCGTTCGCCGGGGTTGTCCTCGCCGTAGCTGGCCAGCTCCAGCGAGAAGTCGATCTTGCGGGGCGCGCCGCCGGGCAGGAAGACCGACTGCGTTTCCTTGACGCTGAGGATGACCCACTTGCCCAGCACTTTGCCGAGCCCGTCGGTGAGCATCAGCGGCGTGCCCCGCTCGGCCTCGGCGCGCATGGCGTCGAGCTGCTTCAGTCCGCCCCGGAAGTGAGGGTAGATCGTGCCGGGCAGCGTGATCTTGCGGTCACCCGGGCCGACGTACTGGTAGGCGACCTCGCGCAGCAGCCGGTCCTGACCGACCCACCGATAGGCGTCGGTGCGGTCCAGCGACTCGTGGGCCGCCGTATCGATGCCGAACTGGTAGGAGCCGAGCTGTAGAAGGGGAGTCGCCATCAGTCGTTCAGGGCCGCCCGTTGTGCCGATTCAGCGTCGCGCAGCAGGTCCTCGAAGACCTGCCGGACCTGGGCTGCTATCGCCTGCGGGTCTGCGCCCGGTCCTGCGTTGATTGTAATCGGCGCGGTGATGGTCACCCCGCCACCGCTGGCTGACACCGGCGGCATGGGCAGCGGCGCGCCCGTGGCCGGGGCTGAGACCATCGCAGCGGTCGCGACCGCTGCCATCGGCTGCACCAGCGACTGAGCGCCACGACGGACGCCCTCGCCCAGGGTGGCGGGAATCGCCATGCCCGACGCGGTGAGCTGCGAGAACGGACCCTTCTTGGCGTCCGAGAAGGGCATCAGCTGGCGCACCTTCTGGAACACGCCCTGCACCGTGGCGACCAGTTCCGCAGCCTTGGCGCGGATGCCGTCGATGATGGTCTGGATGATCTTGCGCCCGACGTCGACCAGCATCCCGGGCACGCTCTGCAGGTAGGCGACGATGCCCGCGAAGGTGCTCTGCACGGTCGAGCGAACCTGATTGAATGCGCCCTGCGCGACGACCGGCAGCGAGTTGAACACGCCCTGCGCAATCGTCGGGA